TCTTCCACAGGATTGACTACCTCGTTTATTGTTGGAAACTTTAATTTACGATGTAAAGCTAGTCAGGCTAAAACAAAGGATTTAGACTATGGGTTTACTCCCAAATTGGTATTTATTGGGTACCGCCCAGTGCGAATTTCTCCGCGTTGGTTTTATCACCAAATCTCATCCAAAATTCATAGATAAGTTGATTATAATCAGGGAAAGTAGAATCTCTCACCCAATCAGTTAAATTACAACGGATAACCAATCCCTTGAAATATTTGTGTTTTTCTGCATAAACATCCTTTCCATAGAAAAAATATTCACGCAGAGCTGTTTCAATAACACATACAGCATGCGCTTCTGGCGCCAAAACATCAGATTTAAGACATGTAGTCAACATTTTATCAAAAGATGTTGAATCTAATGGTGCAACTATTGTCCCAATATCTTTATCAAATACAAATTTCCGTTTAAGAAATGATGAATCATCAATGTGAATATAAGGAACACTTTCAGCTTCCTTTTCAGCCATGGTATATTCAACACCAATCAACTTCATAGCAACAGCTATTCTAGAATGATTGAAATTTGGACATTCAGATGATACACCCATAACATTATCATCTCCATATGTAGCTAATTTAACATACTTCTGAAAAGTAGTAACAGATTTACCACTAATAATCATATATGCATATCGCATATATAAACTGTTTACTAAACAATTAATAATAACAGTTAATGGATGACCAGAAGGATTACCTTGAATTTCAATGTAATCACCGTTAAAATCAACGTGAGGAAATGCTGTATCATAAGCTATACAGCGAAGAACCATCAAATCTTCATCACACCATCCTGCCGCTTTTGATAATCTAATAAGAATTTCAAAAGCGGATAGAATAAAAGATGCAGCCATTTTCTTATCAAATTTACCATAATCTCCAGCAATAATACGATCTTTTCCAAACTGTGTCAAATAAACATAAAGTTCATTCCACTCCTTTGATTGCGCAACAATGCCTGGCATTGCTTCGAAAGCAAAAGGATTATTTTGAATAAGACGAATATGGGATAAATAAAAACGACGAACAACAATCATCCAAGCAAATTCACCACCAGTAAAAACTCTAGTTTTACCAGCAGCAACTTTCTTCAATGGTGTAGCTTCATCCTTTAAATGCCCACAAAATTGTGGATGAAATCTCTCCCCACGACTATAAACTGTCTCGATTTCTTTGATGCGATCAACGATCACATCATCTAAAGATTCAATATTACCAGTTGATGAAATATCCATAAAAAATTTCTTCGATTTTTTAAAAGGATTACCAGCACTAGTAGAACAATTAATACGATCTATAAAGGCGATACCATCAACACCATTAAGGGCTACGTCTTGCGTATAAACCTCTAAATCTTTAATCTTATCTCCTAAAGTTGACATTAAATCATTAAAGAAAGCATCCTCACACTCCCTTAATTTAGAATTATGATGAGTGTGAGTATGGGCAGTCATATCTTTTATGGCCAAATGCCATGGTTTCCAAGACATATCAGGAGCTCCATAAGAATCATTATAACCATCTTTAACGACTTCTTTATGTAAAAGAGTACGCGTAACCTTAGATTTATGTTTCGGTCGATAACCAGAAAAACTACCAATTACATTGACGTTACCTTTATCTAAAAAGCGTAACGCAGATTTTGGATGAACATCTACTAATGTTCTTTCATATCCCGGAGCACTAATATTTGGTATTCCACAATCAACTTGCGGTTCATACTTACCCAAAATACCACGCAACATCTCTTGCGATATATGTTGGAAAAAGACTCGACCTGGTTTTCCACAAGTATGAGATCCCAATAAAACTTGAGAATCACCTACATTAGCTAAACATATAGATCCACAATCTCCATTTTGAGTATCTTGACCAACAAAACCATGATATCCTGG